AATACCGTTGCTGTAATTGCTCCACCACACGCCATACTGTTAAGCCGGAATAATTACGTTAGTACTACCATTTGCTCGTGAATGTCCACAAGTATCTGGTGATCCAACATATATAATTGGTTTTCCTCCAGCAAGTACACTAGAAGATCCTTTGGTAGTTTTTGCACTACAATGTATACCACACCCTGGTGCTCCACAACATGGATGAGGTGTAACTGATGTGCCGGGAGTACAGGCTGCTCTACCATTGATAATTACACTACTTGCACCAGAGCCGACTGCGGCTCCACCTGCTGAGTTTACATCACCTATTCTTACGGCTCCTGGCATGTTTATCCTTTTAGTATTCCTTTTGGTGCAGTAACTATACCTGTGCTTGCCTGTATATAACTTGCAATAACATCTTTGTTTGTTTCTACATACATTGTTATGTTATTTGTATTTATGGTTACATTTTTTGTCTCATCTGCACTCATCAATGCAGGCAACAACTGTACACCTTGCTGAGTAGGAATTAATGAAAATGGATTTGCAATTGTAGTTGAGTTTGAATCAGTACTAATAACTTTAGCAATAATCTCACTACTATCACTAAGTCTGAATGAATAAATCTTGTCTTTTTCTAACATGTGTTCTCCGAGGTTACTAGTTAATTAGTATCCGGAGCCGTTCCAACCTGTATTTTCAATGTATGCACAAAGATCATCGTAACCACCAATTACCTTGTGTTGTATAACAATTTGTGGAACTGTCTTTGCACCAGGTGCAACTTCTAGCAGTTCTTCTCTAGTAACATCAGTGCCAATCTTTGCTTCATTGAATGGTACTCTCATACTTGTTAGTAACTCTTTTGCGGCATCGCAATAACCACATAAGTCTCTGGTATATACTGTTACGCTCATTTATTCATCCTTTCATTGTATTGTGTTGCTAGTGTGTTTCCCCATATGGTACTATTTTCATCACTCCAGTGGTAGATATCGTTTTTAATTGGTTCAATGTTGTTTGACTTATACCATTCGCTCATACAACCATTAATCTCATAAGGCATAAAAAAAGTACTATTCCAGTCAAGTTGTCTATCTCCTGTCATACCTACAAAGTTATCATAGGTGCTCCAAAACTGATGTGGTATATCCATATCAGTCATTCTTACATGAACATTGTGTATTAATTCATGCCAAAAATCACGCATATCTTGTATGGCACTGTCAGTCATATTAGAACGCCAGTCATTGTAACGTTGTGCTAATTCTTTTGGTACAGGAAAATGAGGGCCAATACACACTGATATGTCTTGTCCTTCCCATTCCCATTCTTCTCGTTCCCATTGTGTCCATCCAACAAAAAATACTGGATCTGAATACTGCTCGATATTATCAAGTATTTTGTTTACGTTTGCAAGAACCCAATGATTACTTGCGCCGCCTTTTCCACAACAGTGTGCATCTCCGTGTCCAATTGCACGAGAAAAAGCATGAGCACAGTTTCCCATATGTCCTCTTACTCCTGGTTCTACATTGCTATCACCGATAGCAAGTACGGTCACAATGAAAATCCTGCAAAACTATTTTTATCAACATCTTGTTTTGTTCCACCGTTAACATAACTTGTAATCTCTGTCTCTTGTGGTGCTACTTGCACATCTCCTCCGGCAATCCATTTTTGCGTCCATGGAAGTGGATTTGATGCACCTTTGTAACTGCTGGGTACTCCAACAGCTATCATTCTTTTATTTGCAATCCATTGCACATATTCTTTGAGCAACTGTGCATTAAGTCCAATCATTGATCCATCTTTAAACAAATAGTCAGCCCATGCACATTCTTGTTCAACTGCATCTTCAAACATTTTTATAACCAAAGGTTCACATTCTTTTTGTATTTTAAGAAAGTCTGGATCATCCTGTGGTAATATTTTCATAAGTTGTTGCGTACTTGCTAGGTGTACATTCTCATCACGTGCAATAAACTTTATAATCTTAGCATTGCCTTCCATCTTCTTAAGTTCAGCAAACGCCCAACTACATGCAAAGGACACATAAAAACGCACACCTTCTAAGATATTTACACTTGCTAAACATATCCATAGTTTCTTTTTAAGTTCATACAAGTCGACTACTATCTTCTTGCCATTCACAGTGTGTGTTCCTTCGCCAAGTAATTTGTAGTAACTACAACTTTCTATTAGATCGTCGTAGTAAGTTGTAATGTCGTCACCACAGTCGATTATCTCTTGTATATCCATCATCTCATCAAATATCTTACTTGGATTCGAATATACGTTACGGATAATATGTGTATAACTTTTTGAATGTATTGTTTCTGAAAACGTCCAAGTGATGATCCAGTTTTCTAATTCAGGCAAACTCACAATTGGTGAGAACGCTTCGTTAGGTGCTCTGCCTTGTACGCTATCAAGAAGTATTTGTCTTTTAAGGTTGCTTGTAAAAATGTGCTTTTCATTTGCAGTAAGTTCTTTAAAATCTTTTGCATCACGCAGTACATCGACTTCTTCAGGTCTCCAAAAGAAACCCAACTGTTTGTCAGTTAACTTGTCAAACTGTCTGTACTTTAGTGTGTCATAACGTTGTAATCCAACTCCGCCTGCTGGATCTAAAAATGCAAGACTAGTCGTATGGTCTCTGTTGGCAGTATTTAATACACTCATTGTCGTTCCTATATTGTACAACTATCGCAGGCTTCTTCGTACATAGGCTCTTCGATAGTTAAATCTTGTTGTTGTGTTTCGTTCATTTTATTGATGTCAATTTCTCCAGCACCATCAAAGGTGTTAAAGTAATACAACTGCTTGTGTCCATATTTATAGCAAAGCAATAGATGTTGTAGCATTACACTCATTGGTATCTTTTCGTCTTCATAGTGTACGGGGTTGTAAGATGTGTTTACACTTATACCCTGATCAATATATTTTTGCATAACTGCCATAATCTTTATGTAACCCTCTGGTGACTTTTGATCCCATAACAGTTCATATTTGTTTTTGTATCTTGCATATCCTGGAACTACTTGTTTTAGTACACCGTCCTTGCTTTGTTTGATACTAACAAAGGCACGCGGAGGTTCAATGCCGTTTGTACTATTAGATATTTGTGCTGATGTTTCTGCTGGCATCAGTGCCATTAGTGTTGAATTTCGTATTCCAGTTTCTCTAAGTTGTGTCCTTAATCCTGTCCAGTCAACACAATCAACATGCACTACTAGTTCGTCAACATCTTTCTTATACGTATCAATTGGTAGCACACCATCTGAATATTTTGTTTCGTCGTTCTTTGGGCATGCACCAAACTCGACTGCAAGATCAGCACTGGCTTTGATCAAGTAATAACTCCAGTGTTGTGCCCATGTGTCAACAAGTTTAAGTGCATCAGGATCTGTATAACTTACATCGTTCTTTGCTAGAAAGTATGCAAGATTAATAATCCCAACACCAAGAGGACGTCGATTTTCAGTAGCCATCTGTGCGGCTATTATAGGATAGTTTTGATATGTCAGCAATGCATCAAGTCCACGCACTGCAAGTGTGCAGGCTTTTTCCATATCTGCTGGATTACTAAAACTACCCCAATTGATAGCACTTAATGTACACAAGGCTATTTCACCTTCTGGATCGTTAACATCGTTCAATGCTTTTGTTGGCAAGTCTATTTCGCAACACAAGTTACTCTGCTTGATTGGTGCTACGTCAGTTTTAAAACTACTGTGTTCGTTAGCATGGTCCACGTTCTGTAAATATATTCTACCAGTGTCTTTTCTCTCTTGCATAAATGCACTAAACAGTTCTGTGGCACTTATTTTCTTTTTACGTATACTTGTTTTGCGTTCTGCGGCTTCGTATAGTTCTCTAAACTTCTCCTGATCACTAAAGAAGGCATCATATAGCCCAGGAACATCGTTAGGAGAAAACAGTGTAATGTCTCCNCCACTCATTAGACGTTCGTACATCAGTTTGTTAAACTGTACACCATAATCCATATGTCTCACACGNTTGTCTTCTGTGCCTTTGTTNTTTTTAAGCACCAATAAATCTTCAACTTCTAAGTGCCACAACGGGTAATAAAGTGTTGCCGCTCCATTACGTACTCCCCCTTGCGAACAACTACGTGTTGCCGCCTGAAACATTTTATAAAATGGCACAACACCAGTGTGGTATGCATCGCCATTTCTAATAGGCGAACCTAATGCTCGAATGCGTCCGCCGTTGATACCGATACCTGCTTTTTGTGAAACATATTTCACAATTGAACTTGCAGTTGCATTAATACTGTCTAAACTATCATCAGCTTCAATAAGCACACAACTACTAAACTGTCTTTGTGGCGTACGTACTCCAGCCATAACAGGAGTAGGCAAACTTATTTGGTGTGTTGATATTGCATCATAATAATCTTTTACCCAACGCAGTCTTGTCTTACGATCATAGTCTTGGAATAGTGTTGCAGATATTAGCATGTAACACATTTGTGGTGTTTCATATAGTGTTTTTGTCACTCGGTTCTGTACAAGATACTTGCCGCGGAATTGTTCCATAGCTGCATAGGTAAGTTGTTCATCACGATCATGTTTTACCCAACCGTTGATTATACTCCACTCATCTTCT